GTCCTTCACTACATCGAGAACGTCGTCAAGATTGAGAAGCTTCGCAACCGCCTCGCGTACCAAACCACCCTCTTTGGCAATGCATGGCTTATCAATGGCTATGACCCTGATGGCGGTCCGCTTATCAACATAGGCAAAGGGAGAATGGCACCACAGGGTGAGATCACCTCTGAGGTTGCCAACATCTTCGAGCTAATGTGCGACTACACCATCCCTGACATGGACCGGCAACCCGTCATCATCTGGCGGAAGATGCGCTCCCTAGAATGGGTACGTGAGCACTACCCCAACGCTAAAGTTCGTGACGAGGATACTGCTGCGCAATCAAGCGACATGGGCATGACCATGCTCCAGAACATTGTTCGGTTACAGCCGACACTCGTGTCAATCGTAGGATCGAGTGCACAGTTCTCACGCTCAGTCATTGTTGATGATGTGTACGCGCTTCCTTGTCGTGACTTCCCCGAGGGACTTCTCGCGCGTGTTGTAGGCGATGATGCGGAAGTAGTCGAGAGTAAGGCTCTCCCCTTCCACTACGGTACACTCGAAAAACGCGGCAAAGTCTTTCTGCCTGCCGTACATTTTGGTTACGATGAAGTCCCAGGAGCCCTTCTATGTACTACCCCGGCGAACTCACTCAAAGAGCCGCAACGTCAGCGGAACAAGCTCATTTCACACATTCTCCTCTACTTCGCGCGTTCTGCGAATGGTGTTTGGGCTGTCCCAGAAAATGCAGATGTATCAACCATCGGAGGGACGGAAGGTGTCGTCATCCGATATACTGCAAACTCTACAGGTGGGGGCGCACCCCAACGTCTAAGCGGGGACACGCTCCCAAGTACGTTTGCGGAACGACTGAACCAGATCGACAAGACGATGGACGACATTATCACAGTGGGGGATCTTGCTGATAAGTTCCCACGCGCCGATTCTGCCGTCTTCATCAACACTGTCATCGAGCAGCAACAGCAACAGCTTGGACCCGTGTTCAAGCGGTGGGGGCAGTCGTGGGTAGAGTTCGCGACCCAAGCATTCCACATCTTCCGTAACTTCGCTCCCGAGGAAGTGTTCTACAAGATCAAGGGGGAAGAAGCGCGATGGTCTTTCAAGAAAATTGCCACGGCCGAGTTGTGTGGTGGAATCGACATCAGGGCAGAGTCGAACTCCCTTCAGCCCAAGACGCTCCTCCAACACAAAGCCGCCTACGAGCAAATGGCAAACCTCCTGCCCATGCTCTTGCAGGACCCCGACGTGCAGTTGAAGTACGCTCGCGTCATTGGGGCAGTCGAACTCATGGAGGGTTTGGAGGCTGACGACAATCAGATTGCGCGCGAGCACGATGCCCTTATCGCATGGGCACAACAGTTCTTCGACATGCAGACGGGTCAGTTGCTTCCGAACGTGGACCCCGAAGACCCGGCACTCACCATGCCTATCCATGTTGACCAGGACTTCGACAACCACGCCCTCCACTTGCAGCGCCACCGCGAGTACGGTTTGAGCGAGGAGTTTCAGAGCCTACCCATCAGTGTGCAAGATGCGTTCCGTGCCATGCACTATAGGGTTCACGCGCAGTTGTACGCTATGCAGCAAGCCGCAGCCGCAGCCCCGCAAGGGGGCGAAGGCGAAGGCGAAGCTAAGGACGAAGGGGGCGGCGCGGACAAGATGGAATCAGGTAAGCCAGGGAAACCAGGCTCTTGACAGCCAGCACAGTGTTTGGTAGTGTAAAACACAATGGCTGAGATCGCGTACAGGGGTAGCTTAACCCCATATGGTCAAACAGATGCTGAGAAACAAGCCGCAGCCGGCGCGCCCGCTACGCCTCAACCTGGCGACATGCTTTCTGGACCCAATGGACCCCTCGTCTACGGAGGTTCCACTCCTGGTATCGGCCCAAACTCACCACAGGCTAGCGCGGGGGCAGGTGGCTCCGTTGCTCCAGGCTTCGTGCCGCCCACCATTCAGGGTGCTGGGGGCCTTCAGTATGGCATGAGCGCCGCTGGGAAAGAACAAGCGAGTCTAGGTGCACCCGGCATGGCCTTCGCAGCCTTGGGCCATCCAAGCGCCCTACAGAGCAAACAGCCACTCGCGCCTAAAGGGCCGGGTGTAAGTCTCACAGAACCAGAACGTCCGCTAGGAGGCGGTTAATGAGCAAGTTTGGACTCACCCGTGTCACGTATGACGGAGATCGGTGTGTTGTAGTTGCCGGTGCCGTACCTGAAGCGGTTCTCGAAGGAGCGGTCAAGGTGGAACCTGTGGCATCCCCTGGTCGCCCTCTCCGCATTGTTCGTAAACCTGATGCTCCAGCCGCCACAGTGGAGTCGCTCACACAGCCCGCAGTCGATGCGGTAAAGGAAGGAAAGTCAGATGGCAAGTAATGCGTTTACTGTTGTGACCAATGACGCGCGGGCCGCGAAGATTACCGGCTTCCAACGTCATGAGATGCAGGAAGCACAGCCGGGCACCGGCAATGAAACCAAGGTGATCGTCGATGAGGTTGGGGTGGTATGTATCATCGGTCGTGGTGAGACGAACCCACTCATTACTTACAAAGCCCTCTACAACTCGGTGGGGACCCTCTGCTACGTCTACCCCAACGCTGCGGGTAATGGTGTGCTGTGCTCGACGGTGAAGCCGTGAACCGCCTCGCAGTTGCGGCCTTCGTACTGTTTCTTGGTGCCAGTACCGCCGAGGCGCAGGTGTCTCGGCCCAACCCCACAGTCACGCCGCAGCTCGACACGATTGGTGTGGGTGGTGGTGGTTTCGGCTTGCCGAAACCTTCGGCAGCGCCGACGTGTGGTAACACTGATGCGAAGGTGTACGGTGATCCGACCGGGTGTGTGTATGCATGCTCGGACGGGCGTGTCACGATCCTGAGTGGTGTGACATGTGCATTTCCCACGCCACTCCCGACTGTCACGCCGTAACGCATGGAAGCCGGTCCTACATTTGGTGCACTGATGGACCAGCCTGGACCACAGAGTGCAGCCCCCGCCCCTACTGTGGGCGGGGGTACCATCTTAGCTGACGCAGTTCAGAACGTTGTCAAGACTGCCCCCGTGCAACAGGCACGTAGTGCGTACGAGGGGGCACTAAAAGCTGTGCAGAAACTTGCACATAATCTCGCACGGGAGCGAAACGTCAATGAGTACTAACATTCGCATTCGGTACTTCGTGGACATTGGGGGTCAGCCCTACCCGTTTGCGAATCCGTTTACCCTTCAATCGTTGGACGTGGACCCTGATCCCATAGTGTACCAAGTTCCTATTGGTGTTAGTTCCACGGCTACAATCTGGCTCAACACGTACCCCATTACCACGCTCGACATGATCGTGATTCGGTCTGACGTTTCTATAGACCTTGAGATTGTTGTGGGATCAGACGCACAACACTTCACCCTTCCCGTTCTTGCAGGCGGGTGGCCGACCATTGTGCCGGGTGGTCAATGCTATGCAGGCCAGTCCGGCGCACAGAGTGCTTTTACCAGTGGCACATTGCAGGAAATCACGCGCATTAACGCGCACAATTCTGACACACTCAACATTGCAAATGTGAGTGTGTTAATCGCTAAGGCCGCTTAGGACCGCAGATCCTTAACGGACCCCATTAAAGGAGACGGTATGGCAAAGAACACCAGTGACGAAGATACCCTAGACATCGACCTTGAGGGCGATGACGACGGTGTAAGTAAGCGCAGCGAAGCGGACATCGAAGGTCGTAAGGCCGATGGTGCCGATGATGATGGCGAGCAGGACCGTGACGCCGACGATACGGGCGACGCCAAATCAGACGACACCGCAGGTTTCCGCAAGCGTCTCGCGAAGCTTACCGCTCAGCGTAATGATGCACGACAGAAAGCGGCAGACCGTGAGGTACTAGCTGCACGCGTTCGTGCATACGAACAGCGCGAGTTGGATCAGACCACTAAGCAGGAGAAAGAACGCAGCCGTACACCCGAAGCCATGAAGGCCGAGGAACGTCGGCAAGCAATTCGAGAGATGCTGGAG